GCCGCCGTCGGCCTGGCCTCCGCACCCGTAGGCTCCCCAATCCTTTTCGAGCTTGGCGTCGTACGTCGTGAGATCGACGCCCGTGTATTGTTTGCGGTACACAACGCCCCACTCGCGGAGCCATTTGGCCGCGGCGAATCCCGTGGACCCGTCCGACCATCCCGCGAACGTCTTGCCCCTAGCTTCACAGCGGCTCCCGCCGTAGATCGCTTCGGTGCTGGGGGCGATGGGCGGCTCGCTCGCCTTGCCTAGTTCCCAGTCGATCGCCTCGGCAATCCATACGGCGTGCATGGCACCCCACGCGACGCACGACCCGTTGAGTTGCTTACCGACCACGAAGGGCTTGCCGTAGCGGGCCTGGTGGGCGCGTTGCATGGCCCGGTAAAGAAACGTGTCGCGGCCGGCAGCCTTTTGCATCGCCTCGGGGGCGGCCTGCGAGAAAAAACGCTCGTCGCCGAGCTCGGCAAGAAAGGCCCGCGCCCCCTCGGGATCCGGCGTATACCCAAACCGCCCGCCGACGCTTTGGTCGAGCGTCACCCATGACCGGGCCGCGATCACCGCCGCGATGAACAAGAGCACCGCAGCGGCGACGATCCGCCACGAGCGGTAGGGCTCATCGTGCCGCATCTGCACACGCCCTCCCGATCTCGCGGTAGGCCGCCACCCACTTCGACCGCTCCTCCGGGGCGACCGGGCCGCCCGAGGTGCCGACGGCCTTGTCGAGGTAATCGTGAATTGCTTTCTTGGCGTGCGGCTGGCGGGCGCCAATCGAGTCGCCGCGGAGCCGGGCCTCACGGGCAGCGACGCGGAGGTCGTCAAACGCCACGCCGGATTTCAGACGCGGCCCGCCCTCGCGGTCGCCGTCGGCTTGAATGCACTCGGCGAGCTCGTCGCAGAGGGCCGCGAGTTTGGCGGCGTCGGCGGCCGCCTCCGGCCCGATGAACAGGCCGCGCATTGAGAGCCCGCCGTCGGGCTGCGGGGCCGGCGTGGGGCCGCTGCGGCCCTCGAGCATCCAGGCAAGCAGGCAGCCGGCCACAAGGCAGGCCGCGAGCGTGTAGCGTGTGCGGTCGCTCATGCGTCGCTCCCGGCCACAAGGGCCAGCGTGAGCGTGTCGATCGCCTTCTTGGCCGTCTCGTCGAGGGCCTTCGTCTGCACCAGGCGGAGGCGGACGTGGGCGAGGTCGGCGATAGCCGATTGGTAGGTCGGGGCGAGGTTCGGCGGCTTCGTCGCCGCCTCCGACGGCCCGAGGATCACAGGCCGGGCACGCCACAAATCCGGGCCGGCGATGAGCAGGGCGGCGGCCCCGAGGAGAACGACGTAGATCATGCGGCGGCCTTTCTGACCAGCGGCAACAGAGATTCAATCGCACCCGAGGCGACGAGGAGAAGCAGTTGGCGGGCGGCCGGGCGGACGATGAGCCAGACCGGCCAGGCCGCAAACGGAATGCACTTGTCGGCGACGTTGTCAAAGAGCAGCGCGACGGCGTTCAAAACGAAAACCTTGCGGTCGGCCCCGTCGACAGGGATCGCGTCGGCTGCGGCCATCGCGACCTTGAGAAGCGACACGGTGAGCTCGGCAAACTCCGAGACCGTCACGCCACCAGCGGCGGCGCTTCGGGCAGTCGCCACAAACGCTCGCACCTTGTCAGCAAGCGAAAGGAGATCAGTCGTAGCGGCGATGGGTGCGGATGAGATCATGCCTTGACTCCGACGATGTAGATTTCGAGATCGGCCGCCGCGGCCCCGTTGTTCGTGATCGCGATCACCTTGTTGGTAGTGGTCGTCGCGAGGCCAGTTGTGAGGTGCGTCGTGTAGAGCACGCCCTCGGGTCCGATGGCGATCGACGACGCCGACAAGGGCGTCCAGCGGTTGGTGACGCTGACGCCGGCCGAGAGGCTGGCCGTTGTCGACCGGTTGACGATCAACAGAACCTTGACGCTCGCGAGCGACAGCGTGCCCGACCCGCCCATGAACACAAGCGGCAGAGCTCGGAGGTCGACGTTGGCCGTGGCGCCGGCCGCGATCGTGATAACGTCCTTGTAGTAACCGTTTGCGTTGCCGCTGCCCGTGCCATCGGTCAGCGTGAACGGAATCAAGGCCGTGACCGAATCGGTGAGAGCGGTCGTCGAGAGCTCGTCGACCCAGGTGGGCACAACGCGCAGCGTTCCGGCGAGTGAGAAACTAGCTGCCACTTCCGCTCCCCGGCGCTGCCGTAGAGGTGCCGATTAGAAACAGCGAGTACGTCACCGCTGCCGCGTTGGGGTTAGAGATGCGGACAATCGAGTTGGCGGCCGTCACGACCCAGGCGTCGGTCTGATTGACCGCACACCATTCGGACCCCGGCCCGACCTCGGCGGCGTAAACCGCGGTCGGGCGACCGGGATCGACGCCGACTAGGAGCCGACGGCCGGGCGTGGTGGATTCGTTAACCAGCCGGATCACCCGCAACTGCCGGAACACAAACGGCACCGTAACGCCGAGCGCCTGTTGCGAGAGGTTCAATAGGTCGAACGTCTCGATCGTGTTGGCTGGGATCGTCCGTTGGTCGGCAAAGACGAGGTCCGCTTCGCCTGGACCGTCGCCGTCGGTGATCGTGTAGGAGCCGCTCGCGGTGCGGCGGTTGACCACCGTGCCGACCTCTTGCGTGTCGGTGCGGTTCCACGCGAGCGTAGTCCGCAGTGAGCCGGTAAGTGCGTCGGTGACTGTGTCGGCCATTTAGATCAACCCGAATTTGATGGCACGGCGGGCGGCTTCGACGGTGCAACCCAACTGGAAGGCGACGAGCTCGATGTCGGCGGTGTTCGTCGGTTGCGGCCGCTTGCTCGTCACCTTCCCCCAGAATTGCTGCGAGGCTGTGTAGTTTTTCGCGATCGACACGATCTCATCGGGGCCGGCGATTGGCTCGCGGCCATCGGCACCGCCACGGCGGTAATGCGCGTACGCGATCACGCCGTTGAGGTTATGGGCAGCGATCCGGCAGGCGCAGGGGCTATGCCTGCTCGCATTCGGCGAGGCAGGCGGCGTAACCGGCGAGGTCGACGATCTGGTCGTGGGTTTTCGTCGGCCCCAAGAACCGCGACACCTTGTCGAGCGTCATGATCAAGGCCCAGTCGCTCGGGGTGAGCGGACGCTTGAGCACGTCGGCAAAGGCCGCGTTGATCATGCCGACCGTCCGCCCGAAATGCGCCTTGGGTCCGCCGTACTTTGGGCGGCGGTCGCGAACGGCCGCGATGGTTTCGTGTAGCAAGCCCTCGGCCGGGCTGGCGTCGTCGTCGGCCTGGGCGGCGATGATTCCGTCGCCCGTGAGCCGCGGCTCCTCGTCGTGGAGCTCACGCTCGCCGCGGAGAATCCAGTCGACGGGGATCGGGGCGCCTGCCTCGAAGGTCTCCTCGGGCTCGGGGCCTTCGCAACAGGCGGCGTCCGCGGCGCAGCCTTGGGCGAGGCGGGCCTCAACGGCGGCCCGCAGTTCTTCGTTGGCCTGTTCGAGCGTCGTACTCATGCGGTCGATTTCCTTTCGTTGGTGGCGGATCAGATTGAGAAGGCGGATAACGTCGGCGGCGAGGGTGCCGGAGGTGCCGGTGTAGGCGCCGGAGAACCGGCGGGCTCGGTACTCGGCTTCGCGGAGGTAGGTTTCATCGAGCATTTGCAGCACTCGCTACGAGCATCCCGGCCAGCCCGCCGGCGGCGTCGTAGAACCACGTCTCCATGGCCTGCCGGGAGCCGATGTAGCCTTCCTGCGAATGCCAGTCATCGGGAGGGCAGAGCGCGGGGGCGATCCTCACAACGACGCCGTCAACCGTGTCGATGCCGTCGGTATCCACCACGCGGCGCATGCGGGCGGCCTGCTTGTGGAGGTGCCCTGTGTGGATCTCCCGGTAGCGGCAGCGGCTCCAGGCGGCGGGCACCTCCAACGCCATAAGCGCCGGCAGTTTGGCCCGTGCCTTGTCGCCGTGCGCGAACCCGATGAGATTGCCGCCGTGCTCAAGGTATTGGCGATGCGTGAAAGCCTGGTGGATGGTGACCCGTTTGTCGGCCTGGAAATGAGTCGCGAGCAACAGGCGAAACCATGCCGTCATGGTCTCGTCGTGATTGCCCGGCACACAGACCACGTCGGTCGGGCACGTCTCGGCGGATCGCTCGACGAGATACGCCGCTGCGGCCGTGCCGGTCTCAATCATTTTTTCGAGGCGGCCGTCTCGCTCTAGTTGCGTCCCGCGCGTCGTCTTGGCGTCGGGCGTGTCGTAGTGGTACACGTCTCCGAGAAACGCGATAGTCCGCCGTGCTGGCTCTTGGCGGTCGCCGGCTTCGATGAGTCGCAGCCCGGCGTCTCTGACTAGGCGGTCGGCATGGTCGAGGTCGTAGTCGTCGCCGCCGGTCGTCTTGCCCCAGGCGTATTTGCCGAAGTGTGGGTCGGCAATAACTAGCACCTGCCAAACGCCGTCGCGTTTCGCCTTTGCGGCCTTTGCCTTGGGCCTGCCAATGCGGCCCGAGGCTGCGGCCCCCGCGATCATCGCCTCGACGGCCTCGCGGATGCCCGGCCCGGCCTTGGGGCGGAGCTTCACATGCACGCGGTGCAACTCGGTAACGACAGGCTCCCCGGTTTCCTTGTCGGCCGTCAGTCCTTCCCACTTCGTGGCTTCAGATTGCGCCACTTCAAACCGTTCTAAATCCGCGTCGATATGCCGGAGCAGATCGTCGACCGTACGGATGCGGGCCGATACGCTTTTCGCCTCTAGGCCGTCGGCGGTCTCCTTCTGGGTGACCTCCTCGATCGTCAGCCCTTTGTCGCCGTTGATCTTGGCGGCAATCGCGGCTATCGCTTTTCGAGCCATTCGCGCACCCCTTGATGGCCGACGCTGGTGATGCCTTGTTGGTTAAGGTATGCCGAAATAGCGACGAATGCCGGCCGCTTCTTGGTGCCAAACTCGCCGGCGAGAAACGCCGCCTCGATCTGGCGGAGCGTTTCAAGGTGTGCGGGATCTACGCGATCGTGCCACCGCATCGACTGCGGCTTCGGAATCGCCGCCTTGATTGCCGCGATAGCGTCTTCCTTTTTCGCCATGGTCAATCCTCGTGGTCGTCGGCGTGCCGGAATCCCTCGGCCTCGATCAGCGTGATGAGCGTTTCCTCCAAGTCCGCGACAACCTCTTCGGAAAGGTCTGGAAGGCGGGCGTGAAGGACTTCGTGTATCAGCGTGCCGAGGCTGTCAAATCCTGTGAGTGATGAGCAGAGGCGGATTGTCTTCGCTCCGTAGTCGCACTCGCCGTACTTTCCTGCGAGCCGCTTGTCTCGCTGGATCTTCCATCGCTGGTCGCCGATGTAGATCGCGCGGCGTCGTCGTCGCATTACTTCACGATGCCCGACGGCGGCGGAATCACAAAAGCCTTTTTCTCCCGCACGCGGCGCCGCTTTTCGGCGAAACTCGCCGCGGCATCCGGTGCGAACCTCCGCGAGACGATGCCGGCGATCACCTTGCCGGCGGCGAGATCGTCCTTGCCGTTGCAGCAATGCTGGAACACGAGCTCGCCCGCTGGGTCGTGCTGACAGATCGCCGGGTGTCGATACGCCGGGTTGCGCTTGGGGATGCCGTACTCGCTGCCGGCGAGGTGCCAGGCTAGGAGCCAGCAATCCTTGTCGCCGTAGACGAACTGGTAGACGTGGTCGCGCCATTCATTGAGGAGAACACAGAGGTCAAGCGCGTGGAGGTGGCGGCGGCGGTCGACCATGAGTTGCCCGCTCTCCAAGGGGCGAGCCCCGTAGACGGGCGCGAGGCCGACGTTCCGCCACGCGACCTCGGGCACCCACTCGGAGCGGTTGCCGGACGGCGGGAGGTCGGGCCAGAAGAGGGCACCCGGCCGCGTGAAGGCTCGGTCGTGAAACAGGTACGTCGGGTCGCGGGCCGGCACGTTGTCGGCGTCGAGGAGCAGCACCTCGGCGAAGCCCGTGTAGCGGACGGCGATCGCCTTGAGCCACCAGCCGCGGCCGCGACCCATCTCGGCCTCGACGGCCCGCGGGCGGATGCCGAGACGGGCGAGCGTGGCGTCGGCATCGACCAGGCGGCAGCCGGCGTCGGTGAACACGGCGGCCATATCCTCTGGCATCTCGTCGGCGAGGTGCCAAATCTCAACGGGCAGCGTGCAGCCGAGGCCGCGAAGCGTGGTGACGAGGTTCCAGGCGAGGCGGCCGTAGAGCTCGCCGCCTGCCGGAATCACGATGCCGCGTAGCTCGCGGACGGCGGGCAGGATCCACGGCGGGGAATCAAGGGCGTCAGCGAGTGCGGCGCGAAAGGGGGCAGACATACGCCCCATTAGGGCGGGTTTGGCGGTGGGGCCGGAGGGGGTCGGCCAGACGGCAAGGCGCTCACTCAAAGGCCAGGGTCACCGAAACGTCGCACTCGCCCGCAAACAAAGATTGCCCAAAAAGCTCTACGAAAACTGTCGCCGTCGTTGAGTACGTCGCCGACCCTGACTTAATCAGTGCGGAGTAGGCTGCGGCCGGTATTCTTTCGACTCGCAGCACAATGTCTTCGCTGTACGGCATTACTCCATCGACGTTTACATTCAATGCTGTTTTTTCCAGAACTCGCGGCGCCGTTGGGTCTGCGGGGCCTAATGCGTCTACATAGTA